GAACTATAATTTTATCATCAACTTTAACATTCTTGTGAGTCTTCATTGTTTGAACATAACTCTCTTTATTTTTTTCTAAATCTTCAACATCAGCATAACTTTTTTCTTTAATCTGAGATCTGATGTTTAACAATATACTTAATAAGGATGGGTTCGCATTCATTACAATATTTTCCAAGAACCCTGGTTTGTTTTTGAATGCCAATAATAATTTATTGGCAACCATACCCATTATCATTTTATTTTTTTGTAGTGATTGATCTTTATCTACCTTAAACAAATAGTTCATTACTTGTTCAGGACTAATATCATATTGAGCATAATTTGCTGAGTCAACCGTAGATATCAAAGTGATATCGTCAGATGGGAAAATATCTCTTGGAGATACGGTTTGGGATATTGTCTCAACGTTAGATCTTGAAGATTTAAAATTAGTTGAGGTACCTTGTTCAACTCCCGCTTGTGTGTCGTGGTGGTCAGTATGTATAATAAACATTGGTTTACCATGAGCAAAGTCAACTAACACCGGCATAACATCACCCTCAGCATCCAACTTCTTAATTGCAAATTCCTTATCACCATATTGAATGATCTCAGCATCTACCACCTTTATTCCATTTTGTTCTAAGTAACTTTTCATACCTAAAGCAGTGGTTACACCATCTAAATCTTGGTGAAAATATATCTTAGCCTCAGGGTATCTTTTAGATAATTCCCTGATGTTTCTTATTCCCGATTCCGTTATTAACTTTTTCTTCATAGTTATAAATAGTTTTCAACAAAAAAAAGTTTGCAAATCCAATGTTTTTATGTAAATTAGCTTAAACCAATTAAAAATATATATTATGAAAGAAAAAATCGCAAATTTTTTAGAAACAAAGAAATCAACATTTAAATCTATGGGTGTTGTAATTTTTGTAGTGGCATCCTTACTGGGAGGATTCTCGGTAGGTTATTTATATAACCAACAATACGGTCCTAAGAAACCAACCATTCAAATGATTAAAGTTAATAGGTCTCAAGTTAATTTAGCAATAGATGAAAATAATCATCTAATTGTGATTGATAAAACCACAGGTGATTATACCGTTTACCAAGATTCAATTGGTGTATCAATCTTTAAACTTTACGCTAATAACATTTATATTAACAAATCAAAATAAAAAACCATGAATATCCTTAAATTAACAAAAATAACTTATCTTGGTTTATGTCTTGGGGTATTCATATTTTTTGGAATAATGTCAAATGTGAAAACCTCAAATGATTCTATCTTCACAGAATCAAACTATCATTCAAATGTTCAATCACCAACATCAATAAGAATGTACGAACTGATTGAAAAGTATAGTGATCAGTATCATATACCAAAGTATATTGCGTACAATGTGGCCTATATGGAGACAAGATACTTAGGTCCTTTCCATTGGAATTATAACCCGTATCAAGAATCATTTGCCGGAGCGGTTGGTCCAATGCAAATTATGCCGGCAACATCTGACTATATTAATAAAGTTAATTACACAAAAAAAAGATTAACCAACGATATTGAGTTGAATGTTGAAACAAGTATGAAATTACTTAATAGATTATATACGTTATACAAAGACTGGACTATCGTATGTGGATGTTATAACACAGGAAGACCATTGGTTAATGATTACGCAAGATATTGCTCAAGTAATCATAACTTTAAAAATAAATGGATTTCAATAAATTAAAATTGACATATAACGTGATCACCCCATACGTTGTCATATTCATCTTCCATATTAAACAATTTGTTATAAATACTACGTAAAAAGGAAAACTCCCATTGATTATAGTGGGAGTTCTTTTATTTGTTCTAAAGCTTTGAAATAATTAATTCTTGTTTCGGCAATTTGTTTGTAATTTTCACTTAACTCAATACCTAACCATCTACGTTCTAATATCTGAGCCGCTACTAATGTTGTACCTGAACCAGCAAATGGATCTAATATTACATCGTTCTTGTAGGATAGTATCTTAATTGCCTTGGTCGGTATGTCCATTGAGAAAGTCGCCTTGGTGAGTGATTTAGTATCTGCAAAGTAATTCCACTGACCAAACACAAGTTCCATAAACTCTTTCTTATCCTTCTCCTCATATACAATTTTTTTCTTTAATGACCCATCTTCCTGTTCAATGTCAGTAGGTGTCCCTTTCCACTGAGGTTCTCCTTTAACCTTTTTAATGTGGTGTTTTTTGTATGCTAATATTACACACTCCTTTGGATTATAAATATACGGACTTGATGGACTCATCCAAGAACCCCATGCCGTTGTCTTAGATCTATGTGGTGATTGTTCTTCAAGATCAACGATACCAAAGAATCCAAATCCAATTTGTTTCATTAACTGATACATCTCAGAAACAAAGAAAATTCTTCCACCTTTCTTTTGACGATTGATTTCGTAGGGAATATTCAAGGCAATTCTTCCATCATCTTTTAATACGTTATACGCCTCAGTTAACCAGTTCTTAGCAAATACTAAATACTCATCAAATTCAACATCGTCGTCGTGTACATCATAAGCAATACCGACACCATATGGAGGCGATGTACAAATTAAGTCCACAGATCCTTCAGGTAATGTTTTCATTACTTCAATACAATCTCCACTTATAATTTTTCCTGTTTCTATCATTTTTTTTTATTTAATACTTTCTAAATAATCCCATACTTCATTTGAAAACTCTTCGTAAAGGTCTCCATCCTCATCATCTGATAAGTCAACAATGTATTCGTCCACACAAAAATCCACAATTATTTCGTGTACTTCACCAAGTGTTTGTTCATCGTTTTTTAATCCTTCATATTGATTAAGGATATGATTTTTTTGTTCTTCTGTTAGTTTCATTTTTGTTTAAATTATACTTGTTATTGCTTGAGCTAGTTTATATCCTGTGAAGGCACCTATTGCGGCCGAACCCGGTAAAACAATAAACTTACCCAACATAGTTTCATATTTTTTCCTATTAACAATATAAGAAATTAATATATAATAAGCAATGTAGTTGATTAAAACCAAAAAGTCCAGTTCTTTTGCCACAAAAACCACAATTGAATTTCCAAGAAATCCCCACATAAAATTAATAAGGGTTTCACGAATAAGTTCACCGGGAGTTGTTATTGCCCCCAACACATTTATCTCTTTTGATAAACCTTTTTTATTTTTCACCACCATATTGTCTATCTAAGTAATCAAACAAATTTAAAAATTTAGGAACCTCCCCATTTTTAGTTATATAATATTCTCTTAATTTTGTACAATTAAGACCATATTTCCTATCATGACCTAATCTGTCTTCAACGTATTTAACATCAACCTCTTTGTTTAAAATATAAGAAATATTTTTAATAATGTCCAAATTTGTCACCCTGAAAGTTGTTCCAATATTATAAGTGGTATTTACAATCTCATCGTCAAACATTAAATCACAAATGACTTTTACATTATCATAAACATACATCCATTCTCTAACTTGTAATCCGTCACCATAAACTGGAATTGGTTTACCTTCACCGATAGATCTTGCAATTGTTGGTAAGAATTTTTCCTCAAACTGATGTTCACCAAAATTATTACAAGTTCTTGTGATGATATATGGTAAACCATAAGTTCTATTAGCAGATAACACTAACATATCAGATGCCGCTTTAGTTGCAGAATAATATGAGCTAGACTTTAAACTATCATCTTCAGTTGCCGTATGATTAATTGCAATGTGTTCATCCATATCACCATATACCTCATCAGTTGAAATGTGTATGAATTTTTTAAGGTTCTTATTTTTTCTTGATATCTCCAATAAATTAAATGTTCCTTCAACATTAGTTCTAACAAATGGTAACCCATTCTTAATTGAATTATCAACGTGAGACTCAGCAGCAAAGTGAACCATGTAATCAAAATCACCAAGTTCATCTTCCGTTACATCACAAATGTCTTTTTGTAAAAAAGAAACATTGTGTTTAATATTCATTCTACGACCAGCGTATGTTAGTTTATCAACACAAAGAACATCACATTCAAAGTTATCTAATAGGTGATTTATAAATGCGGATCCTATAAATCCCGCTCCTCCTGTTACTACTATTTTCATTTTTTCTCTAATGTTTCTATATGATGTTGCAAGTACCATAATGCTTTCTTAAGGTCCTGTAACTCTTTATCTTTTTTTCCAGCTCTTGAAATATACTTTACAGTATTTCCTAAACTAAATCCTAAATCCCAAGCATCAATAACTTTTATTGCTTCATAAGGATTATCCTCTCCTCCGTAATGGTTAGGATGATTAACTTGTTCTACTTTTATTGGGGGACACTCACAAAATACGTTAGCTCCACATACACATTCTTTTTCCATTATTCTTCTCTATATTCTTTTAATAATTCATCATTTGAAATTGTTCCGTATTTTTCATTAAGACCTTCCATATCAAAATCCTTACTCATCATTATTTTAACATCGTAGATTTGATCGGTAGTATTTAAAGATATGTCAATTTCTTTAATAATTTTGTATGGGTCAGCATTTGATCCAGGTCTTCTATCCTCAACATAACCTTTCCAATTTTTTGCAGTATCTCTTGGAACTCTAATTGATGCTCCACGATCTGAAACCCCCCAACTAAATTTATCAATTGATTGTGTTTCAAATTTACCAGTTAAACGAAGATTGTTATCTGACCCGTAAGCTTTAATATGGGCTTCATGTCTTACCTCAAACGCATTAAACAATGATATAAAATATTTTTCGTTACCATCATTTCTCATTTTATCTGTTGAGAAATTTGTATGAAGTCCTGACCCGTTCCATTCCCCTTTTCGAATTGGTTTTGGATGTAGATCAATCCTATAATTATATTTTTCAGAGATTTTATATAAAAAGTACCTGGTCATCCACAAATCATCACCCGCCTTTAATTTACCTTTTGAAAATACTTGGTATTCCCATTGACCTAATGCAACCTCAGCGTTGATCCCTGTAATATCAATTCCGTATTTTAAACACATATCCATATGTTCCTCAACAAAATCTCTTCCTGCAACATATTCACCAACACCACAATAATATTTACCTTGTGGTTCCAAGTTGTTTTCATTGTGCCCTAAAATACATTTGTTATTTCTATCGTAGATAAAATATTCTTGTTCAAACCCAAACCACAAATCTTCTTGATCTCCAATTAGTTTTGATCTTGTGTTAGTTTCGTGTGGTGTACCATCAGAATTCATTACTTCACACAACACGTAAATTGTGTTTGTATTATCACAAAAATAATGTCTAACAGGTATTAAAATACAATCAGAACTATTACCTTCCGCTTGTAATGTTGATGACCCATCAAAGTTCCATTCAGGGAAATTATTTAGAACTAAACAATTTTTAATTTGCTCATAGTCCACAATTTTAATCTTACTTCTAAGGTTTGGCTCCGGTATATATCCGTCAATCCACACATATTCTAACTTAACTTTCATTTATTTTTATTTATGTATTTTATTATTTCTTCCTCATTTTTTCCCTCATTAAACATCCTGTAGACATTGCGTGAAAATTCATCCGTACACAATACTGCGTCGGCATCTAAATAATTCATAATATCTGTAAGGTGGTTAAGGATGTTCTCTTTCTTTAAAAATCTTTTGTTAAAACCCATTTTTAATCCTCTAAAAATTCTTTTTCTTTTTTCTTGTCCTCTTGTTCAATATTGTAATTTCTCGTTTGATTAATTAACATTATTGTTTTTCTTTTAAATAATGGTAATAATGTTTCTTCAATTGGGAAATCACCTTTACTAATCATTTCTAACACCGGTAACTTTGTTTTGTTTTCGGTCTCAGAAAATGTAGTTATTATCTTTGGTATTGTCAATTTGTTTTTATCATCACAATAAATTAATTTAACATTTGTCTTATTTTCTGGTGATTTTTTTGCTGCCGGAGATACTTCATACTCCCAAACATAATACTTGTTGTCTCTCTTATCCAAATGGAAGAAGAAACCTTTGTTAGATAAAATTTCTTTTTTATTCTTCCTGTATTTTGCCTCAATACTATCATAAACTAATGTCCATACAGATTTTGCAATATTGAAATATTCCGTCATCCTTGGTGCAGTGTATTGTAAAATTTTTGTGAATTCTTCATACTCTTCAGTTGACATCTCAGGAACACTTTTAATTTTAAGATCTTTCACTAAAAGTTCGTCATCAACTGAATTAAATTTTTTGTTTGTATATATGATTTTCTTATCCCTGATAAGTGTTTGTATGTTTGCTAAATGTAATGATAATTCTATAAACCCAGGGTAAAGTTCCATGTTATCTAACTTTTCACCCATGCGTTGGAAATATGATAGTAATTTATATTCCTTATGTTCACTATCAATTGGCTTTTCAAACATCCAATCGGTGTCCATTACAAATTCTATTTTTTTATTTCTTGCCATTACCCATAAACATAATAATATAATTGTATTCTGTAAAGGTATTAGTCAATTCTCATTACAACAAAAGTTGAATCATTAACTGAAACGGTATCATATTCATTGTTGTAACTACTTATTACACCATAATCATTCTC